GTCGTTCTTTCAAATTATCTGATGTAGGCTCAATTTTATCGCCAGTAGAAGGGTCTTTTGATGACGGATAAGGGTCTTCCTCATTAAGCCTCTTTAAGTCCATACCAAGCCACATAACTGCTTCCTGAAGCTTTGTGATAGACAGACTTCTTTCTCTGCTTGACGGGAGCATCTTAATCTCCTGAATCTTCTTATCAAGTTCTTTTCTGAGTCTCTTGTTTTCAACAATTTCATCAGTCCTTGTAAAACCATTATACTTAACCTCAACTATATCATCATTAGATACCTTTCTGCTTTCGCCATTACAATCAATAAAAATAGCGTTAACTGGCTCAAGATTTAATGGGCTATACAAAATGGCAGAGTTTATTACTTCATGCTCTGTTCCATCCTTCATGACGATTACATCACCTTTTTTAACTTTTTCTAAATTCATAACTCTTTTTTTTTTTTATTTCATTATTCATTATCAGAAGAAAACCCATCAGGTGTTAATGTAAAGTCTACTACAACACTCTTTAATGTGTTATAGACCCTTAAATAAACATTCACTGGGGGTTCTTGTCTTTCTTGACAAGCAAGTACACTATTTTCCTTATTCATCAGAATCTTCTTCACCAAAGGAAATATCATCCTCCGTTATCTCTGAGACATTACCCTTGTCAGCCATTTGCTGTGACAACTGTTTGAGTATTGAAGAAATGTTCTTCTTCTTATATTCTTCAAGAGCATTCTCTGATACCATACCGTCAGGTACACAGCAAAAAGTTCCTTCATAGGTAAGGCCATACGGAGCGTCCAATTGATTTTTCACCACCTTAATCTTTGTAACAAGACCGTAGGTGTACTTCTCACCCTTGCTGGTAGCTGTAAGTCTCTTCGTTGCTGCCGAAAGTGTTCCGCCAAGAAGAATTGTAAGTCTGCTTGCATAAAGAAGTCCGTTTCCTCCCTTAAACTTAATTGATGGTGCTGCCATCGGTGCTGACATGGAGTCAAGCCAAACCTTGTTAATCGCAACAAAAGTGTTTGTATATGGACTGGAAACCTTCTTTGAAGACGGTATTCTATTATTAAGGAGAATATTGAATGCCTCCTGTAACGCCTTTGCGTCCCACATTGAATTGCTTCTCTGACTCATCAACGAAGCAAACGAAGGAATTGAACCAACAGAATCCCAAATGAACAACAGAGGTTGTTGAATCTTTCCTTCCTCCTGATAATCAAGAAGTTGGTTTACACACATTGCTATATCCTCAATCACTGGAAGTTTTCTTTTCTTCGTGACAGTCTTACCTTGTGCGTGGTCAAAGTTTCCAAATTTCTCAGCAAGTATCTGGCTATCATAGTAAAGGAATTCACCCTCATAATCAATGATTCTATTCTCGGTTACATATGATATTTCACCAGTTTCCTCATCAACCTTCTCAACCTCAACATCACCATATACTGGAGTTGCCCGCATTCCACAATCAATGGCGAATTGGAAAGAGAAGTTATTTTCAGTCTCAATGATAACTGGCAGAATTCCTTGCCTTTGAGCGGATGCAATAAGGCAGTTCTTTAATAATGACTTTCCAGTGTTTGAATGTCCATGGATAATCGTTGTAACTCCCATTGGAATACCTGGTAGCTTTGTAGCCTCGACAAACGCATCTGGCATTGATATGAATTCCTGAGGTTTATCAGCACTTGACGTAACAAGGTTATCCTTCGTAATGTTCAGACCTAGTTCGCTCTTTAAATCTTTAATGCTTGGTCTTTTAAATTCTTTCTTTTTAATAGGCTGTTTCATATTTTTTGTTTCAGATTTCGCTGTTTATTTTCTCTTCTTTTTCCTTCACCATTTCCTTCCAGCACTTTCTACATATTGGTTTGTATTTTTCATTACCACCTATGTCAACCTGGACTCCGTCAATGATAATCTCTCCGTTAGAATCAAATCTAGCATTTATACATTCCTTTCTTTTTCCACACACTCCGCATGTCGCCTTTATCTCTTCTATATCATCAGCAAGCTCAAAAAGTCGTTTGGAGCCAGGAAAAAGTTTACCTTGGAAATCAGTCCTAAGACCATAGCAAATTACATTCACGTCAAGAAAATCTACAACATCAGACAATTGTGTAACCTGTCTTTCTGTCATAAATTGGCATTCATCAACTATGACCCATACTAGATTCTTCAATTCTGCTGCCAAAGCATTCCTGTATGCCTTTATTGCTTTGTATAGGTTCACATCATCACCGAACGTAACGCATTTCCTTTCAATTCCAGCACGTGACCGTATGATGCCATCTCCGTCCCTGTTATCAACGGATGGTTTTAAAACCATGATATCTATTCCCTTGTTTTCAAGGTCATATGCTGTTGTCAATAACCTTAGGGACTTAGATGACGCCATCGGACCGTAAAAATAATATAATTTCGCCACTATCGAAACATTTAAACAAAATTATTAAAATGGTAAATCATCATCTTCATTGGTTTGTTCTGTTGAACCAGTGTCGAATTTGTTTCCATCAACAACAACGTCCTCTGAATTGACTATTTCCGAATAGTCCTTCTTCTTTTCGGTATACTCTTCATTGACACGTTCTTCCTCAGCCTTTTTCTTAATTGCTTCACGCTCTTCCTTGTCAACGTACTTTTTCTCTTCCTTGTCATACACTGGAATACCTCCACTGGCAACGATTTTCATGTATTCATATGACTTAATCGTATAAACCTCATTCCACTTCTTTGGGTCATTAATCCATGACATGCCAAGCTCAAAGTCATCTGTTAGAGGAGATGGCATTCCTTCATCAACAACCTGTATTGAAGTCTTATTGTTGGAAGTTCTTGTTAATGTAATAATCAAGTCCATTCCATTATTAAGGTCAAAGATTGAATAGTTATTACCCTTCTTAGCTGCGCTTGCTGCTCTTTGGTTCGCAAGGTTTATAATCTTATCATAAACGCCGTCCTTGTTTTTCGATGATGCTGGGAACATCCAGAACTTAACCCCATCTTTTTCGTTGTCTCTGTCAATGCAACGTACAATCCAAGATTCCTTTGGTCTGTTTGAAAACTCAATCTCATTGTATTTCTTTTTCTCTGCCTCGTTCGTCGATGAGAACCTTGCTTCTCTTGCAAGTGACGACAATTCACAGAATGGACACTTATCACTCCAAGCCTTTCCATTTTCATCCTTATTTTTGGCTGGGCAAATAAATGTCTTCCATCCACCAGAGGCGACGGCTTTATTCACTCTAATTGTGTGCGTAATAACTTTGAAAAACGGGCTACCACCTTCTGGGGAGAACGGAAGTAACCTAATGGTCATTGTTTTTTGTTGCTCATCATCTTCCAATCTTGCTGGAAGATAATTCTTTACATTAAATGTTGTTTTCTTGGTGTTTGAAAACTGGTTTTGCTCTTCTTGATACTGTCTATTAACAGCCTCTGCGTCAACGTTGACGCTAAAAACATTGTTACCCATAAAAAAATGATAAATTAAAAAAATTATTTTAATGTGGGGATACTTCCCCACTAAAAGTATATACTGTATTATAGTACAAAAATATGGAAAAAAATATTAAAAAACAAGTTTTTGAATTAAAAAAAGTTAAATTTTTGGGAATTTATTTTGAG